TTGGTGAGGCGGTCCATCTTGATGCTGCTGGCCTGGTGGTCGAGCACCTCGATGCCCCAGCCACGCTCGTATGGCTCTTCACTGCTGAAGGCCAGCGTGACGGTGCGCGCCTCTTGGTCGACCGCGGCGCGGTCGCCGCCGAGGCTTAGCGCGCGGGTTGCGCGTGTGCCGGGTGCGTAGCGGGTTTCGAGGGCTTGACCATCCATGCCTGGCATGCTCGCCAGACCCGGCGCGGCCGATAAGGCAAACGGCCGCGCTATCAGCCCAGCGCTCGGCAGAGGATCAGCGCCTCTTCCTCTTCGCGGTTGATGAACTCGCTGAAGTCAGGCGCAGGCGTGCTCAGCAGCGGCCGCCGGCGGCGCGGCAGGTTGGTGCCGCCGGCCATGGACGGCGGCGGCGGGGCGGGCACTGAGCGCGGCTGCAACAGCAGCAGGTAGTACAGCGGCAGCATGCGTGCTTAGAACAGCGGCAGTCGGTGCAGCTCGGTGCCCGTGCTGCGCAGCGCGTAGGCCCACTTCAGCGTGTCGGTGCCGTCGTAGTCCCGCACCCATACCTTCTTGCCCAGCAGCGCGGCGCCGTCGGGGTAGAGGTTGGTGCTCAGGGGCTCGAGGTAGTTGCCGCGCAGGGCAAACTTGAAGAAGCGGTTGGTGGCGTCCTTGCGGATGTAGAGGTATCGCCCGCTCCAGTCGGCCGACGAGCCGGTGGTGAATGTTTCGGTAGCTCCAGGGTAGGTGAGCGCCAGCCAAGCGCCAGCGCCAGCAGTACCCCCTGCAATGTCGAAGCGGTCGATCACGGCCGAAGCGCCACCGCGCAGGCTGTAGAGGTAGCGGCCGTCGAGGATGGCGTTCTCGTTGGCCCAGTTCGCGTCGCCCGTCTTGCCCACCCAGTTGAGGCTTGCACCCGTGCCGGGCGCAGCCGCTCGCGCCGTGGTCGGGGCCATCGTCGTCCAGGTGTTCGCGCTTCGGCTGTAGCGGTACATCGTCACCGCGTTGTTGCCGACGAGATACACAAAGTCCTGGTTGGCCTCGATGGCGTAGACGCTGGTGGCGTCGGGGTTCGTCGTCCACGTCGGCACGGTCAGCGTGGTGCCGGTGTTGCTGGAGATGTTGCGGATTTGGCCCCGGCCCGTGCCTGCGGTGATGCGAACTTGGAAGTTCGTCCACTGGTTCGCCGTCCAGGCCTTGCCGCTGTTGACCAGCGTCGTCGCCGTGCCCGACGTTGCCGTGCCGGTAGCGAACTGGCTGATGCCTGAACTAGCAACCATCGCGCCATCGGTGCCCCAAGTTGCTGGTAAACCAGTGATGGTGAGCGATGTCCATGTCGCGGTCAGCGGGTCGTAGCTGCGGAAGCTGCCCGCCGCCAGGGTGCCGGCGCCGAGCACGATGAACAGGCCGGTGTCCACGATGAAGGTGTCGGTGTTCACCACCGCGGAGCCCAGCGCCGCGAACTGGATGGTGCTGGTGCCGCCCGGCACGATGATGGCGCCCGTGATCGTGGCTTCCACGCCGGCATTGGCGCCGGTCAGGAACCGCACGGTGCGGCCGATGCACAGGCCGGTGATGGTGGCCGTGGTCGTGGCCGTCGTGGTGCTGCCGCCGTTGGCCGTGACCGTGTTGCTCCACCGATAAGCCGTGCCGCAAGCGCCAGCGCCGAAGGTGCCGGCCAGCGCCGGGCTGGCGATCTGCACCCAGGCGTCTTCGTCGTGGTGGTACAGGTAGGCCAGGGTGTTGCTGACGACGTACAGCGCTAGGTTGTCCACGTCGTTGGGGTCGTAGGCGATGAAGGCTGCGGCCACCGTTGCGGCTGGCGCGGGCGTCATGAACTGCCACTCTTTGCGGTGCAGCAGGGGTTTGTTGTTCTGCGTTGCCATGTCTTAGCCCACCATGCGGTCGATGTTGGAAGCCGCCGCGAGGTTCATCAGCGCGGGGATCTGAGGGGTAGCCTGCAGACCGCCGATCGCGGTCTGGTTGGCCACGTTGCCGACCGTTGTAACGGTCGTCACGGTGGTGACGGTGCCCACCGTGGTGATCGTGGTGATAGTGCCGCCTTGCGACTGGATGCGCAGCGAGCCATCGACGCCGCGGGCCGACATCAGCGGCGCCAGCGCCTGCAGGATGTTGCCCAGCAGGGCCTCGTCCTCGCTCGACAGCGTGAACGACACGGAGCCCTCGCGGTCTTTCTGGCCCAGCGCCGGCAGCTTGGCGCTCAGCGCCGCCAGCGTGGCATCGTCAGCCGCCTTGAACGGCGCACCCGTGCCCGGGTCGGACGGCAGATAGGCCCCGTGATGCTCGCCGCCGATCAGATGCGTGGCCAGCGGCACCAGCGCATCGTTGGCGTCTTTGGCCGGAATGTTTGACATGGCTTAGACCTCGGTGGTGGTGCTGCTGCTGATGCGGCCAGCGCTGTCGCGCTCGATGCGCGTGGTACTGGTGCGGGCCGGCATCTCCAGCGCCACGTTGATGGCCGGCGCCGGCATCTGCGCCTCGAGGTTGACCTGCGGCGCGGCCACGTCCACCTGCACGGCGGCGGGCTGCACTTCGTTGACCACCGTCACCGAGGCCGGCGCCACGTTGACCACCGGCGCGGCCACGTTGATCACCGGCGCAGGGGCCGGCGCCTCGACGCGCAGCGCGAGCTCGACTGTCTTGCCTTCGGCCACGTAGCCGCGCGTCATGCGCATGGCGTTCTCCACGTCGGGGTTGCCGGCCACGGCCGGCTGGGCAGCGCGCCGGCGGGCGGCGGGCTGGTCGTCTTCGGGGTCGTCGGCGTCGTCGTCATCGCCCTGCTCGGCGCCGTCGCCTGGCGATGGCCGCGACGGCCGCGGGGTGGACGCCGCGGCGGGCCGCAGGCTGACGCCGAACTCGGCCGCCAGCTGCTGCTCGCGCTGCTTGGTGGCGAGCACGTCTTCGATGTCGACGCCGTTGCGGGCGTTGTAGTCGGTGACGGTGCCCAGGCCGTTGTCGATGGCCATGATGGCGGCCTGCACGTCTTTGAGCGGGTCGACCCAGCCCCAGCGGCGCGGCATCCACAGGTGCTGCTCGAACTTGGAGCGCTTGGCCAGCGGCAGCGCGCTCTCGCCGTTGCGGCTGATCTGGGTGATGGCGCCCGCCGCCAGGGCGTAGCGCAGCCACTGATCGAAGATGGGGTCGACGATCTGCTCGATGAACCAGTCCTGCAGCACCATCCACTCGTCGCGCTCTTCGAGCACGCCGCTGCGGATGCTGGAGAAGTTCACGCCCTCCAGATCGCTGGCCAGGCTGTTGTAGCTGACGCCCAGGCCGCTGGAGATGCCGCGCAGCGTGGCCTTGCTGAAGGCGTCGAACTGGTCGTGCGGGTAGGCGGGGTCGAAGGTCTCGAAGCCCACACCCGGCGGCAGCACGCCGAACTGGCCCGGCTCGGCGTTGGTGTAGGGCACGCCGTCGCTGGTTTTGCCGTCTTGCGGGATCTGGTCGGGCTCGGGGGTGGTGAAGAACCCCATCTTGCTGGCACCGATGCGGGCGGCGATGACGGCGGCCTCGCGGTAGCCGCCCAGGTCATTGAGGCGGCGCATGGCGGCGTGGGCCCAGGGCACGCCGCGCGTCTGCTCGGGCTCGAGCGGCAGGAAGACGTGCACGATCTGGTCGGCGGGCACGCGCTCGCGGTCGAGCGGGCCGGCCTGCACGCCGGTGGTGCCGGGCAGTTTGCGCAGCAGGTGGTAGGCCAGCGGGCGGTGGTCGGCGTCGACCTCGATGCCCATGATGATGGCGTTGCGGCCGGCGCCCACGTCGACGTTGTACCGGGTGTCGATGCGCTCGACGTCGAGCACCTGGATCTGCAGGCCGTAGGTGCCGCGGCCCGGGCGCAGGCGGATGAGCGCTTCGCCGTCGCGCGGCAGGTCGGTGGCCACGGCGCGCATCAGGCTCCAGAAGCCCTGGCGGCCGGCCACGTCGCAGTTGCTCGGTTTGCACCAGCGGCCGAAGTGCAGCTCCACGGCGGCGGCGGCCAGGCGGTCGAGCTGCTGGCCGTCCATCGGGCGGCTCTGCAGCACCATGCGCTGGCCGACCACGTTGTTGCGCACCATGCGCAGGAACTTGGCCATGTACTCGTTGTTTTTGGCCAGGTCGCGGCTGCGGCGGCGCAGGCGGTCCAGATCGCTCTTGAGCTCGTGGTCGATGCTGGCCTGGGTGGCGAGCCAGCTCTCCGTCAGGCGGTTGACGGCGGCGGCTTCGAACTTGCGCCGGTAGCCGGGCGCGGCCGCGGCGGGCTTGGGCTTGAAGATGCCGCGAAGGGTGCCGAAGAAGTTGGCCATGGTCAGAGCCTCACGACAAGCGAGCCAGCGCTGGGCAGGCCGCGGGCTGCCGCCTGCTGGTTGCGCACTTCCCAGCGGTAGCGGTCACGCACGGCCAGCAGCTCGGCCATGGGGATGAACTTGAGCGCGCGCTGCCCGATCTGCAGCTCGGACTGCGCCGCGGTGGCGCGGCCTTCGATGACGGCCTCCACCGCATCGAGCACGCGCTCGGCGTGGGTGCGGCTGTCGGCGCCGACGGCAGAGGTGGCAGGGTCGGCATGCACGAGCAGCTGGCCGGATGCCAGGGTGTAGCGCTCGCCGGCCCTTTCGACCCAGCTGGCCCAGCCGTAGCGGCCAGCGGCCCAGGTGGCGGTGACGGTGGCGGCCACCTGCACCTTGTACACGTCGCCCTCGTTGGTGGCGGTGGCGGTGTGCGGCACGCCGCTGCCCACGCCGGCGGCGCGGGGCGTGAAGCGCACGCGCAGCACCCAGCCCGCGCTGGGCGGGTAGTCTGGCGCCGTGGCCGAGTAGTTGAGCGTGTCGCCCGCGATCAGGGTGTCTTGCATGGCTGGGCTCTCAGAGACTGGTGTCGCCCAAGATGGGCGGGTTGGCGCGCAGCTGCTGCGTCTGCTGCTCGGGGCCCTGCAGCAGCACCATCACGGCGCCGGGCGCGCTGAAGGGCAAGCCGCCGCCCACGGTGACGATGACGGGGAAGGCGCCCACGTAGACGCCGTCTTCCTCGAGCGCCACCGCGGCGGCGTAGACCCCATCGGCCAGGCCGACAAACGAGCCGCTGCTGGTGTCGTCGAGCGGCAGGCCGCTGGGGAAGGTGTGCGCCTCGATCCAGTAGGCGTACTCGCGCGAGTTGCTGGCCGGGAAGCGCAGGCTTGGGTACATCCAGGCAGGCCCGCCGGAGCCAGCGCCGGGGATGGTGGAGCCCAGCACGCCGGTGGTGCACAGGCCCAGCCGCCGCTCGCCGCCGGGGTACTGCTGGTTTAGGTTGCGCAGCATCAGGCTCAGGCCAGGGTGAGGAACTGCGCAAACACGCGGTCATTGGCCATGGTCGGGCCCGGCCGCGTGCCGATGAGCACCATGCCCTGGCCGGCCACGTTGTGGCTGACGGTGACGCGGCCTGCAGCGTCGGTGGTGGCGGTGGTGTTGACGGGCGCGGTGATGCTGCCCGGGCGGCCGGCGGGGCACCAGGTGAGGTAGACCAGCGTGCTGGCCAGGGGGATGCCGGCGACGGCAATGACGTCGGTTTGCGCGGTGAAGGTGCCCGGGGGTGGCGGTGGCGGCGGGCTGCCGGCATTCACCGTCAGCGTGGCATTGCTCGAGGTCGCAGCCGGGGCCGTGTCGCCCGTGACGACGACGCTGTAAAGGTCGCCGTTGTTGGCGCTGCCGCCCGACACCGTGGTGGCCGGGGTGGTGTAGCTGCTCGACGTGGCGCCGCCGATGGGCGTGCCGTTGCGGCGCCATTGGTACGTGAGGCCCGAGCCGGTGGCGGTGACGCTGAAGGTGGCCGTGGCGCCGGCCGTGACCGTCTGGTTCGACGGCTGCACAGTGATCGTGGGGGCGGTGCCTGGCGCGCTGGGCGTGACGCTGTTGGACGCCGCGCTCTCGGACCCGTAGCCGTTCGCGTTCTGCGCCGCCAGCGTGAAGGTGTAGGCCGTGCCGTTGCTCAGGCCCGTGTGCGTGATCGGCAGCGTGGCACCCGTGATCGTGCTGCCGCCTGGCGTGGCCGTCGAGCGGTAGCCGGTGATGGCCGAGCCGCCAGTGCTTGCCGGCGCGGTGCCGTTGACCGTGGCCTGCGCGTTGCCGGCCACGGCGGTGCCGATGGTCGGTGCGCCTGGGACCGTGCTCGGCGTGAAGCTGGCCGTGCTGACGACGTTGGACGGGCCGGTCTGCGCGAAGTCGGCAATCAGCGCCGTGCCGTTGGTGAGGCCCGTCAGGTTGAAGTCACGCGCACCGCTCGCGCCGCTGGTGATGGTGGCCGTGGGCGAGGCGAGAACCTCGGCCGCCGTCCACGCCGGGGCCGCTGCTGCGCGGGTGCGAACCGCCAGCGTCGAGCTACCCGAGGGCGCCGTGTCGGTCGTCACGCGCACCGTGGCGATGCCGTTGCCGGTGCTGACGACGGTGGGGCTGGAGAGGACGGCGCCGGTGTTTACCTTCTCCATCGACACATGCGCGATGAAGGTGGCATTCGTGCCGCCCGCGTGGTTGCCCAGGTCGAGCACCATCTGCGTGCCGGTGAAGGCCAACTGCGCCGCCGCGTTGTTGCTCGCCCAGTTGGCTGCCGACGTGCGCAGCACCCCGGTTGCATCAAGCCATTCGGCCGTGCCCGTGCCTGCGTTGATCGTTGCTAGAGCCGCCCCGCCGTCACCGTCTCGAATGACGCAGCGATGCGTCTGCGCGTTGTCGTTGTCGCCAAGGGCCAGCCGCACGTCGTAGGTGCCGGCGCCCTCTGGGAGGTCGAAGTAAAACTTGAACAGTCCCGCCGAGTTGTTTTTCTGCGCGCCACCAGCGAGCCGCCTGTCGATGCCGTTGCTGCGGTCGCGGCTGTTGGCGTTGATGTCAACATCAAAGCCGAAAGTTTTGCCGCTGCGCGTCGTCGGGTACGCTTCCGAGAGCGAGTAGGTTTCGCCTGTGCCGTCGGTGACGTAGCCGCTGGAAGCGCGGAAGTTGATGCCGTGGTAAGCCATGCTCAGAGCCTCGGGTCAGTCCAGCCAGCGGGGATGTAGGCCCAAATCTGGCCCGGGTTGTCTTGAGTTGGGAACAGGCCCACGCGCATGTCGTCAGCCCAGCGCCAGCGGCCGGCGATGGGGTTGAACGTCTCGCCAGAGACCGGCGTCACGGGCGGCACGCTGCCGCCGCCGGGGATGTCACGTCGCACGACCGACCACCCCGCATCCGGCGTCACCCCGCCCGAAGGCGCGGGCTTGAAGATTTGCCACATGCTTGCCGGCGAGAGGCCGGGCGTTCCGACGGAGCCACGACACAACCCGACATAGCACCCATCGACGGAATCCCACAGCAGTCCCGGCTCGCCCTTGCTTTCAGACTTGAGCGCAGCATCTCCGGTCGGCGTCGTCGGACGCCGCCAGCTCTTGGTGGTGCGCTTGAGGTCAACGAACCGAAACGACTCGAAACTTCCCGCGCCCTTGGCAATCGACACGAGCACACGATCCACGGGGTCAATGGCAATGTTCCCGCTGCCGAGCAATTCGCCGTCGGCGTAGAAGCTGATGTCGGCAAACACCAGCGACACCACGTCTAGCGTGTAGTCGGTCGGGTGAATCTCAGCGCGCAGCAGCGAATTGGCGCTTCCGGCGGTGTAGTACACGACATCTTTGCCGTCTTCCGTCACAGCCACTGCGCCACGGTCTACGTGGTTGGCGTATGTGGTGCCGCCGAACACGGGCCGCGTCGGGTGCGATGCCTCAAACCAATCGTGCAACCGCCACGCATTCGCGCCGGGCAGGGGCGTGCCACGGTTGCTGCCGGTAGCGCCGCCCACATAGCCCTGACCGGCCAGCGTCATGTCCAAAGACCACGCGCCTGCCGGCCGAAGCTCAGTTTGAAATCCCGGGATGCCGGTGTCCCACACCTTGTTGGTTTGCGCGTCGCCGTAGGTGGCACCGGGCATCACGAAGTAGCGCCCGCTCACGGGCAAGCTGACCGAGTTGCAGTAGTTGTGCGCTGAAACCGGCGACGAATTGAAGTCCTTGGCTCGGTAGCTCGGATAGCTGCTCGTCTGCACCAGTTGCGGGCCGTTGAAGTCCAGCCGGTAGTCGCGCGAAGTTGCGCGCCAGGAGATCACTTCTCCGGCGCTGCTGTTTGCGTGGCCTACGCCCCAGCTTGTGAACGTGTGCGTCGTCGGGTTGTATGACCACGACGGCCACACATAGAAGATGCCGCGCGGGCTGTTTGGTACACCCCCGGTGAAGTCGAGCAGGGCGTCGGCTGGTACCACTTCGGGGAAGGTGGTGCCGGTCGGATCGTCAAGCCGCACCCACATTTGTCCAGCCGTTTTTGCTGCGGCGATGAGGTCGAGCGAGGCGGCCAGCGGGTGCGCTGGCGGCGGCGGCGGCGGCGCAGGGCTCACCGCCACCGTGAGCGTGTTGCTCACGATCCCGCCCGGAGCCGTGCCGCGTACCTGCGCGGTGCCGGCCGCTGCCCAGGTGGCCATCGACAGCTTGACCAGCTCGCCAGGCGCAGGCGCCACCGTCGTCGGGCTCCAGCTCACGCCGGGGCCGCTCACGCTCTCCATCGTCACTGTAATCGGGCCGGTGAGGTTGGCCGCGGTCACGGTGATGGCCTCGGCCGTGCCTGCTACTGCGGCGCCGTCTGAGGATAGGGTGATGGTTG